GACACTGCCTGTCCCAATGATGTCTGCATCCAGTATATTTGCAATCCCAACCAACATAAAAATCAGCACTTTACGGCAAATGCCACGGAAACCCACCTCACTGGAAAGAGTATGATCATTGACTGCACACATAACGCCTGTGATGTAGTCCATTGCCGTAAATGCAAGCAAGGTGTAAAGCAAACCGTCACAGCCACCGAGGAAGTACCCAAGCCACCCTCCCAAAGCGGAAAATATCAGCTGAATTACATTCCAAAAATCCTTCATTTTCATCACCTCCAATAAAAAAAGACGGTCACTCCGTCTTATATCCGTTTAAATCATATCCTCGTTCTCGAAGTAATTCCTTTACTGCCGAAAGCTGTGTTTTCGGCACAATCTTCACGGTTTTGTTTTTCTCATCACAGGTTCTTCTCTGATTGATTACCAACTGAAAATACATCTCTGTCATTTTTCATTTCCTCCAATCATAGTTTCATAAAAGTCAGCCAAAGATTCCATTAAGGTTAAATTGCTCTGCTCCTGCTGTTCATACATATCCGCCTGCATTTCCATAATGGCAAGTTCAGCGTCATTTGGCTGATACACTGCAGGTTCTTCCTTTGGTTTTGGAACAGTGAAACAGCCGTCTGTTACAGAATATTCCACACCGTTATAAAGATAGGTTTTACAATCCGTAAAAAGTATATATTCTCCTGTTTCCATGTCAAAGCGTTTCACTGCAAATTTTTCTTTTTCTATCGGCTC